ATACGTCTAGTGCAAACACAACAGACGTACACTCCTTTTTTGTCTTTTTGTCGATCATAAGGAGGTGACATGCGGGAAAACGAGTACAAACAAGCGCTAATCAAGCGAATCATCATAAGGCTCGGCGGACCACAATTCTGCCGCGTCGTCATCAACGATCCAAACCTTCCGGGCCAGCAAGGAATCCCGGATCTCACCGTCTACTACAAGGACCGCTGGGCACTACTCGAAGTGAAGGCGTCGGAGAAATCCAAGACGCGTCCGAACCAAGAGTGGTGGCTCGAAAAGTGGAGTCAAATCACTTTCACCTCGTTCATCTACCCAGAGAACGAAGAGGAGGTGTTGGATGCGCTTCAGAGAGCACTTGGAGATTGAGGGCTCACACGCCTTCATGGGTGCTAGTAAGTACCACTGGATCCATGACGATCTCGAAAAGATCGAGCGTCGCTGGGATAACCAGTTTGCTTCGGCCCGAGGTACACGTCTTCACCGGTTGGCCAAATTCTGCATCGAAGAACGACAGAGGCTAGCCGATCTACCACTCACGCTCAACATGTACGTGAACGATGCCATTGGTTTTCGGATGACGCCGGAAGTCGCATTTGTCTACAGTGAAAACTGTTTCGGCACTGCAGACGCTGCGAAGTTCGAGAAGGGTATATTTCGCGTACATGATCTCAAAACAGGACAGCACCCCGCCTCGTTCCATCAAACCGAGGTGTATTGTGCTCTGTTCTGTCTCGAGTACGACGTTAACCCGTACGACATCGAGATGATCATGCGTATCTACCAATCAGATCAGGTGTTCGAGCAGGTTGCTGATCCCAACGCAATTCGTGCGATCATGGATCGAGTTCTCCAGTACGATCCCCTGATCGAGAAGAAGAAGGCCGTGATGCTTTGAGCCAAGATGAGTTGTTGCACTATGGCATTCTCCGAAAGTCGGGCCGCTACCCATGGGGCTCGGGTAAGGATGAGTACCAGAGAAGTCTGGACTTTGGTGCCTACGTTCAGAGGATGAAGGACAAGGGTCTCTCAGAAAAGGAGATCGCTAAGGGCATCGGCTTGGATATTCAGTTGAAGACTGGAGACCCCAACGCCAAGTTCACTGTTGCACAACTTCGCGACACAACCACGATTGCTAAGGAAGAAGTAGTCCGAGAGCAAAGACACCGTGCGATGCAGTTGAGGGAAAAGGGCGTTTCTCCTAAGCAGATCGCCAAGGACATCGGAATCCCCGAGCCCACCGTTCGATTGCGACTCAAAAACTACGACAAGGTCAAAACCTCGATTCTGCGTGCTGTCTCAGACATGCTTCGCGCAGCAGTGGACAAATTCGGGATTGTGGACATCGGTAAGGGTACTGAGTACCAAATCGATACCGCAACCAAGACTGGCATCAGTCCCGAGAAACTTCGCGCTGCCGTAGGTGTTCTTCGAGACGAGGGATACGAAACCTACAAACTGCAGACTCGTAGAGTTGGGACCAAGCACTTCACGAACCAACTTGTTCTTGTACCACCCGGCACTGGTTTCGCTGGTGCTAGGCGCATGCAAGACAAGATTCACACTCTTGGTGAGTGGTCAGAAGACGATGGCAAAACGTTCTTCGGAATTCACCCTCCTCTGAGCATCAGTTCTAAGCGACTGAAGGTCATCTACAAGGAAGACGGAGGCGCTGATGCAGACGGACTGATCTACGTTCGTCCCGGCGTCAAGGATCTGAACATGGGTAAGAACAAATACGCTCAGGTTCGGATCATGGTCGATGACTCGCACTACATCAAGGGAATGGCTGTATACAAGGACGACCTACCTTTGGGTATCGACTTGGCATTCAACACGAACAAGTCGAAGACGGTTGGGAAGATGGGCGCACTCAAGCCCAAGGAGACCGATGCAGACAATCCGTTTGGAGCGATCATAAAGAGGCAAATCGTGGCCACCGACAAGGATGGCAACGAAAAGGTGACCTCTGCGCTCAACATCGTCAACGAGGAAGGTGACTGGGATGACTGGCGTAAGTCAGTACCGTCTCAGGTGCTATCCAAGCAACCACACTCTCTCATAAAGAGCCAACTCGAGGTAACTCGACAAGAGACAGCGTCTCGAATGGCTGAGATCGAATCGATCACGAATCCTGTCGTTCGGCAGAAAGCCCTAGCCGATTTCGCAGAACGCATTGATGCTGATGCTGTAGATCTGCGTGCGGCCGCCATGCCACGGCAGAGAACTCAGGTCATTATTGGTCTACCCAAGATGAACAAGGGTGAGATCTATGCACCGAACTTCGAGACTGGCGAGAAGGTTGTTCTCATTCGCTACCCACACGGTGGTCGATTTGAGATTCCCGAAGTCGTAGTCAACAACAACAATCGCACAGCAAAGAAACTGCTTGGCGATGCTGCTGATGCTATCGGAATTCACCCCGCTGTGGCTGAACGCCTTTCGGGTGCTGACTTCGATGGTGACAGTGTTGTAGTAATCCCGAATCGTTCGGGCAAGGTCAAGAGTGTTGACAGCATGCCGGTTGGTGCATCTCGCATCTTCGATCGTGACTTGGGTTCCTTCAACCCCAAGGAAGAGTACGGCGGCTTTGTAGAGACTGGAAAGGATCATAAGGGTGATCCAGTCGGAAACTTCCCTTTGATGAAGAACACTGGTCTTGAGATGGGTAAGATCACCAATCTCATCACTGACATGTCGATCCAAAATGCACAACCGGATCACATCATAAGGGCGGTCAAGCATTCAATGGTTGTGATCGATGCTGAAAAGCACAAACTCGATTACAAAAAGAGTGAGCAAATCAACAACATTGCTCAATTGAGGGAACTGTACCAACTGTCGATGAAGCCTGATGGCACAATCAAAACAGGTGGTGCATCTACCCTTCTCTCTAGGGCCACTGCTGAGGTTCACGTTCCTGATTTCAAACTGCGCCCCGCCAAAGAAGGTGGACCCATTGACCCCGAAACAGGGGCCATTGTCACAGTACCCACTGGTAAGACCCGTAGTCTGTACGACCCCAAGACCAAGACGTACCACCCCACTGAGAAGGTACCAGTAATGCGTACCCCTAAGCGTCTTGCTATTACTGATGATGCATACACATTGGTAAGGGATCCTAACGATCCTGTTGAGGGGTTGTATGCAGAGCATGCCAATGCAATGAAGGCTTTGGCAAATCAAGCAAGATTGAAGGCACATCAGACATCCATACCTACCGCCAATCCAAAGGCCCGGGTGGTATACAAACCCGAGGTGGATGCACTGAATGCTGAACTCAAAGCAGCATTGGCTCAAGCACCATTGACACGTCGTGCTGACATCATTGCAGGTGAAACCGTAAAGGCTAAGCGCCTTGAGGATGACACATTGCGTACAGATAGGGACAAACTACAGAAGGTAGAACGTCAGGCTAAGACTGCTGCACGTGCCAGACTAGGTCTCTCTCAACCAGTAATCCACATCTCTGATACACAGTGGGATGCTATACAGGCCAATGCTGTTAGCCCTTCTAAGTTGAAAGAGATACTGCGATTCGCTGATCCTGATCGGGTACGTGAACTGTCCATGCCACGTACCAATACTGTGATGACCAATGCCATCAGTGCTAGGGCTAAGGCAATGCTTGCTACTGATGCATCGATAGGTGATGTGGCTGCAGCACTAGGCATCAGTGTCAACACACTCAAGGCAGCCATCAGTAGAGGTGATGTGTAGTGAGAGAATTCATGTTGAGTCTTGCCACCAACCCCTACGACCCGTTCGACCAGTACGAGTTGTGGAAAAATTTCGATGAAAGAGAAGGATTCGATACAGCAGGCCTTTTGGCACGTTGTGTAGCCACATCATCGGCTATTTCGGATCCAGATCAGGACTTGGCAGTCGAACAGGCCATCGATTCGATTGTTGCAAACCCAAGTTTCGCGGGATTGTACAAGAAAATCGAGCGAACGACGTGATTCAAAGTTTTTTGATGGGGGCGGGGGGGTCTCGAAAAATATACCCCCCGTCTTCAT